GTGGCACAGACAACTACCACAATGAACAACGGTGGAACTTTGGCTTCTGGAACTACGGCTCAAGTAATTTTAACTGATGCAACTAACTTTCCTAATTCAGGGACTATTAGAATAGGTTCTGAAGACATCGCTTACGCTAGCAAATCTTCCAACACCTTACAAACTTTAAGTCGAGGACAAAACGGGACAACGCCTGCTAACCACTCAGATGGGTCTACCGTAACTAACATTACCGAATACATTGGATGGGGAGATGCATCAACAGCAGCCGGGGTATCTATTGATCCTGCGAACTGGTCTTTAGATAATTTTGGTAATATTTTAGTTGCTACCATTCATAATGGTAAAACTTTTACTTGGGATGCCAATGCCTCAAATCAACTGGCTACAAGGGCAACAGTGGGCACAGGTATGCCTACTCAATCTGTGATGACCATTGTATCTGATAGAGATAGACATTTGTTTCACTTAGGCACTGAAACCACAATTGGATCTGCAACCTCACAAGACAAAATGTTTATTAGGTTTTCTGATCAAGAAAGTTTAAGCACATATGAGCCTACCTCAACCAACACAGCAGGAACTTTTAGGCTTGATGATGGCACTCAAATAATTGGAGCTTTTAAAGGTAAAGATTATTTATTTGTATTAACGGATACTGCATCATATGTAATTCAATTCGTAGGTCCACCTTTTACTTTTTCTATTTTAAAGGTTGGTTCTAATAATGGTATGTTAGGTCAACACGCAGGTCTATTTGCTAATGGTGCTGTGTATTGGATGGGTAAAACCGGTGGGTTTTATGTATACGATGGAACAGTCAAATCGTTACCTTGTTTAGTTGAAGATTTTGTATTCACAACTAATGGCAATAATCCAGGAATAAATTATAACTCAGGGCAATTAGTTTATGCAGGAATAAACGAGTTGTATTCAGAGATTAACTGGTTTTACGCCACTGCAGCTTCAAACAAAATTGATCGAGTTGTAACTTATAATTTTGCAGAAAATGTGTGGACGACAGGTACACTAGACAGAACAACTTGGGTTGGATCAACAGTTTATGAACAACCTTATGCCACTGATTTTAACTCATCTGACACTCCTACTTTTCCTGCTGTAAATGGTATATCCAATGGAGCTACTATTTATTATGAACATGAAAAAGGTATCAATCAATTAAATGGTGATGGTACAGAAACAGCAATCACGTCCTTCATTAAATCAGGAGAGTTTGATTTAAATGGTAGACAAGGTGTGCCTGGAGATGGAGAGTTTTTGATGAGTGTTAAGAGGTTTATGCCAGATTTTAAAAGAATAGCAGGCAATGCAAAAGTAACAATATTTTTAAATGCCTTTCCACAAGGTAGTACGCAGGCCTCAAGTCCACTAGGTCCTTTTACAGTATCATCTAGCACTACTAAAATAGACACTCGAGCGAGAGCTAGACTTGCAGCAGTACAAATAGAAAACGAAAACTTAGATGAAAGCTGGAGATACGGAACTTTTAGATTTGATGTAAGAGTAGACGGGAGAAGATAATGGCTAGAATTACAATAGTATTACCCGAACCAAAACAACAATACTCTGCAGAAGATCAAAGACAAATCTTACAAGCTTTGAGAACACTTCAACAACAGTTAAACTTTTCATACGAGACTGATATAAAAAATGATGCTGATGCATTTAACTATTTCTTATCATAATGACAATACAATATAAAAATCAAGGATATAAACAAGCAAGCACGGGTAAAACTACGGTGCTCACTTGTCCAAATAATGGAACGATTATAATAAAAAGTATTTATGTTGCTAACAATGATGCCTCATCAGGTATTTTAGTTAATATGAATTTAGTGGACTCCTCGGATTCAAGTGCTGAGTATGAATTTTTTAGAGACGAGGTTGCAGCTAAAACACAAGTGAATGCAGCTCCACAGGGATTGAACTTAGAAGCAGGTGATTCAGTAACCGTAACAGCAGCCTCTGGAAGTAATAAAATACAAGGAGCTATAAGTTATGCTCTAATAGATAGATCTCAAGAGAATGGGTAAGAAAAAACCTCTCTTCGGGGTAAACAATTACCACAAACGGACTCCAAAAAAACGTCCAGGTAAACATGCTAAGAGTTATAGTAAACGCATACCTAGGCGTAAGAAATATCGTGGACAAGGACGATAGTTTGGTATACTAAATTCGTATGGCAATTTTACAAAAAATTAAATGCGAAACTAAAACAATCTACAGAAGCATTAAAACAGGTGAAAGATACGAAACTGAAAAAGCGTTTTTAGCTGAACATCCAAAAGAAGATTTGGCTACTGATGTAGAAGTACAAGTACCTGATTTACCAATATTTAGTAAAACACAAAAATGAAACCATTAGGTGGAACAGAATTACAACACGGTTTTTTAGAAAAATATGTTTCTAAAGACTTACTAGACAAGTTTCAAATCTGCACATCAGTGCCAGGTAAGGTTCCTTTATCTAAAAACAAGATAAATATACTTTGGCAAAAGATGGCACCTGACCAACCACATTTTCAAGATTTTTTTAAAGATCAAGAAAAAATTAATCAATATGATTATTATGTTTTTAACAGTCATTGGAACTATGAACAGTTTAGAAAAACATTTTCTTTACCTGAACACCGTTGTACAGTTATTAAAAATGGTATACCTGATATGGAAAAAAGAGACTTTGAGCCTAGAAGAGATAAAATAAAATTAATCTATCATCCAACTCCTTGGAGAGGTTTGTCTGTTTTATTAGGAGCAATGCAGTTAGTAAATAATCCTAATATAATTCTAGATGTATATAGTAGCACACAGGTTTATGGTGATGATTTTAAAAAAGAAAATGATCAAACTTATAAAGACTTATATGATCAAGCTGAAAAATTACCTAATGTAAATTACATTGGATACAAACCACATGAGTATATTTTAGATAATCTTCATACTTATGATGCTTTTGTATACCCTAACACTTGGGAAGAAACATCTTGTATATCTGCAATTGAAGCTCTGGCTTGTGGTCTATACGTAGCAACAACGGACAACGGAGCACTTTATGAAACTTGTTCAGAGTTTCCAATCTATATACCTTATGATAAAGATTGGAAAAATCTAGCAAAACAATTTGCAGCAGTCATAGATGGAATACCAAGTCAAATAAATACAGATGGTTGTAAAAACCATCTTCAATTTCAACAAACCTTCTTCAATCACTTCTATAATTGGAAAGTTATAGCTGGTCATTGGACTGGTTTTTTACAAGGAGCACTTCAAAATGTCAGTAATGTTAAAAGCACTTAAAAAAAGATACGAAGCACAAATAGCAGAGTCGTCTACTACAATAAACATATACCTTACTAATTCAGTAGGGATTGGTGAACATCCACAACATCTAGATGAAATAGATAAATTATTACAAGTAATAGTAGATGCTGAAGAAAAAATAAAATTAATAAATAAATGGGATGTAAATGCAAGACCCTAGTAAACCTATCTGGTTTGATAAACCAAAAGAAAAACCTATTAAGACACATATGTTGAAACCTAAAAAGTTTTCAATATTTGTAGCAACACCTTGTCATAGTGATGTGTCTTTACATTATTTTCAAGCTTGTTTAGAGTTTCAAAAACAATGCATGAAGAATGGCGTGTTAGTTTGTTTTCAAGTAATGAAATCTTCTTTGGTTACACAAGGTAGAAACTTATGTGTATCTAGTTTTATGGAGACAGATAGTACACATTTATTGTTTATTGATTCTGATATAGATTTTTCTTCTGAATCTATATTCAAAATGATTGCAGCTAAAAAGGATGTAATCTCCGTGCCATATCCATTAAAGTCTCTTAACTTTAAACAAGGTTGGGAAAAGATAAAACAAGGTAAAATTAAAAATGAACACGATTTACAATATAAAGCTTTATATCAATACCCTATGAAACTACCAAATGAAAAAGATATAACAATAAATAATGGTGTAATAGAAGTTACACATTCTCCAACTGGATGCATGCTTATTAAAAGAGAGGTAATAGAAAAAATGATTAAGGCTTATCCTGAAAAAGAGATAGTACAAAAAACTATTATAAATGGTAAAATGACAAATAGACCTTTCTTTTATAATCTGTTCGACACTGACTTTGATCCTGTTGAAAAAACTTATTTAGGAGAGGATTTTGCTTTTTGTAAAAGATGGAGAGATATAGGTGGTAAATGCCATGCATTAGTTACTGAAAAAATAACTCATGTCGGAGAACATCAATATAGAGCATCTTTTTGGGATGAGTTGTCAAAGACCTCGTAAAATGGTAATATTTCCTAATCTGCTAAATTAAGGAGAAAATATTTATATATGGCTATTCAAGCATTAATTCCATACGCACTGGCCGCCTACGGAGGATACAAAGGTTACAAAGCATCTAAAGACGCTGGTGGATCTGGGATTCAAAGATTATTAGCAGGAGCTACAGGAGCATTTTTAGGATACCAAGGTGGTAAGATGGTTCCTGGAGTACAAGGGGCAGGATTTGGAACTACTGTACCATCGTTTTCACAATTAGGTCCTATTCAAAGTTTAGGAAAAACATTTCCATTTTTAGGTATACCAAATCAAGCCACGGCAGCTTCAACTAACTACTATCCATTTATGGGAGACGATCCTGGAAAATTACAAGGACTAGTAGGCACTGAGGGAAATTTAGCTGCTCCTCCAAGTGGGGGTCTACAAGGAATGTTTGATAAATTATTAAGACGACAAAGAATTAATAAAGTTACAGGTGTGCCTACGGGAGAGATGGAGTTTAGTCCTGGCAAAGTAGCAGCAGCAATTGGTCTTGGATCATACCTATCAGGAGCATTTGAAAACCAACCACAAGATGTATTTACTCCAACTTACAATTTAGCTGTAGCAGACTTACAAAGAGAAAGAGGTGGTTTTAAATATATAGATCCAGTAGATGGAACAGAAAAAACTTTTGAACAAGTTTATATACCTGAAGCAGATCCAAAAAATCAAGGTGATTTTAGAATGGGTTCTTATGCCATTGAAAAAAACAGATTGAAAGAAGGTGGCTTAGCAGAAG